TATCAACGTGAATCTGGTTTGACGCTTTACACCACTGGTTCCAGTGGAAGTTTTGGTATCACCGAAGGAACGATTTGGTATGGCCCAAACAGTCATACCATTGGTACGTTTGATACTACATTGCCTAACTCTCATGGTTATCTATTTCATATCACTTCTAGCGATGGAACTTCGTCTTGGCATCAACACACTTCCAGTATTTACATCAACAACTACTACAACAGCGGAAGTGATTTGGCTCCGTTAACGACTAATTCGTGGTCAGTAAACTTTGTTTATCGTTTGGCAGCAGGAAACGGAGTGGAAGAAGAAGCGGCCATTGTATTGAGTTCGGAACAATTTGCCACTGAACTGGAAGCGTCCAACAACGCTACGACTCCGGATAACCTTCCACCTACCATCCGAGATATTGGATTGTTGGTTGGACGATTTGTTGTCAAGAGTGGGTCTTATACGGATACCGTTATTGAGTCGGCTTGGACAAATACTTTTATTGCTTCGGTGGTAACTGACCACGAAGGTTTGACAGGACTACAAGGCGGCAGTCCGGGACACGCACACTTTTCAACAACGGAATATTCCAATTTCCAGAACGCTACAGGTACCGGAATATATGTTAGAGCGACAAGTTCCGTTTTATTGACCGCAGTTGTAAGTGGTTCTTTGTTTGGCACGGCCAGTCATGCAGTTTCTTCTTCACATGCGATATCCGCATCGTGGGCACCCGACCAAACCATAACAGTCGTATCGGCAAGTTGGGCTTCATCCAGTATTTCATCGTCACATGCTGAACATGCTTACACCGCTTCCTATGTGGGAAACCTTTACCCACAGACCGAACAGGTAAGTGCATCGTGGGCTTCGCAATCGTTGAGTGCTTCTTATGTTGGTAATCTATATCCCCAGACGGAACAGATTAGTGCATCGTGGGCTTCGTCCAGTATTTCAGCTTCACATGCTGCTCACGCAACCACATCATCATACGTTTCTAATTTGTATCCTCAAGTTGAACAGATTAGTGCATCGTGGGCATCAGCGTCATTAAGTTCCTCTTGGGCGGATAATTCAACAAGTGCTAGTTATGCTAATACATCATCTTGGGCAATCAACGCGGTGAATGGTGGCACAACTCTCAATACAAGTTCAACATATCCGTTTACGTCAAGTTGGTCGGTCACATCTTCTTTCGCTACTACAGCGGGAACAGCTAACGCTATTTCGTTTGTTCCTACAAACGCTTCGTCTGCTTCGTGGGTATCGGCATCAGTTTTTATTACCACGGCTCAAACTGCTTCGTATATTACTTCATCCAACATAGTTGGAAAAGTAGCGAGTGCTTCTTTTAGTGAAACGGCTTCGTTCTTACCGAATGGAACATACAACATTACATCGAGTTGGTCAGTAACGTCTTCTTTCGCGGTCACATCAGAAACCGCCAACGCCATTTCGTTTGTTCCTGTTGCCGCGACATCGGCTTCGTGGGTATCTGCTTCAGTGTTTATTACAACATCACAGACGGCTTCCTATATTACGTCATCCAACATAGTTGGAAAAGTAACAACGGCTTCTTTTGCGGAAACTGCTTCGTTTCTAACCCAAAATAGAACCTATCAGGTTACCGCAAGCTGGTCAAACAATGCCGTTACTGCTTCTTACGCTTCGGTGATTTTTAGTCGTGGTGGCACAATCTATGACCCATTGGGCATCGCTGGAACAGCGGCTACTGCTTCAAACATCATTGTGTGGAGAGCTCCAGTATCTTGCACAGTAACTAACGTTTGGGGTTATGTGGTACCTTCTGGAAGTGTAACGAATGTTACGGCATCGGTGAATGCACGAATCAATGGAGTTGGAACGATAGCAACTGGTTCTCACATTATTTTGACGGCGGCGAACACATGGGTATCAGCTAGTTCAATGTTGACCACTTCTGTTTCCATTGGTGATAAACTGGAAATCATGTTAATTTCAAGTTCCAACTATCCAGCTCAGATAGGTATTCAAGTGGATTTCATTAAATAATTCTATGCCAGCACCCGTTACGAAGACATTTTATTTCAACACCGCTTCTTTTCCCGGTACTACTTTTGGTGGAATCTTGGAAGTTGCTCCGCCAAATACGGCGACAACATGGGGTTGGATTGTTGGTCAGAACAATCCGCCACTACATTGTGAAATGAATTGGAATGTTGAAATAGTTAGAACCAGTGCTCAATGGCAAGCGGCTCCTACCGCATCTGGTCCGACTCAAGCTACCGGCCTAAGTGCGGCTGGTAATGGTTGGATGGTTGGGCCATATAACGGAGAATTTCTCGGGGGAACATGGTACATAACTCAATCGGTTGCGGCGGTCACGAACGCGGCAGGACAAGATGGACGTTTTGTTTATAGGTTTTGGACGTGTTCATCGGGAAGCGGTATAAATGCAAGTTTAGTAACATCGTCTTTCATATCGTCGTCGGTAATCGTAAACCTTTCTACCACACCTGTTCAGTTATCTACATCCGTAGTTCTCCCAAAGATAATTCTCAGAAACGGTTTTTTGTTTTTGCAAACGTATTGGTCTATTACCGGAACATCAACAAATAATGCAGCTGACGTAGATTATGTGTTTGGAGCTTTATCAGGAACAATGATACCTACTCGCTTCGTTGGCGACTACGTTACAAATGTGGGCTGGTTTGGAAATTCAGACCTATAATTTCTTGTCCCCTTCCCTATTTATTGACAAGAAGGAATAATGAATAAATGGCTATAACCAATCCAGTCGAAGCGAGAGATGTTGTCTTTATCCAAAGAGACGCCATCAATTCAGCATACGGAGAAATCCATATGTCTGGAACGCTTCTAATTCCTTTCATTGATTCAACTGGAAACATTACAGTTGCTGAATCAGGAAGTTTTTATACTACATTTCCACCATCTGGAGCAACTGGAACATTTACCACCGTTGACTTAAAAACAGTTACGGTTGTAAATGGTATAATAACCACCATCGTTTAATTTTTAGGATTATAGTATCTACATATAAGTTATGAACAATTCCACAATCAAAATCACAGATGAAGAACTGAATACAGTTCGCACGGTACAAGCGAAGTTTCAAGATGTTCGTTTCCAGTTTGGGGGTCTTTACATTGAAAAACTGGCCGTGGATGCAGCCATCAAAGCCATCACCGACCGAGAAGGTCAACTTCAAGAAGCGTGGAAGGGTCTTCAAAAACAAGAAAATGACATTATTGAAGCAATCTTGAAGAAGTATGGGGAAGGAAACCTTGATTTATCTAAAGGAGAATTTATACCAAGTGAACAAAAATAAATATCATCATAAAGGATGGACAATACCAAATGATGGTTTCTGAAAGGATGGATTTTCATTTTCAAAACGGGAACGATTTATGACCCCGACCGAATTCATTTTTGAATATCTCAAAGCGGACCAAGATTCCGGCGCTGGGTCATATGAGAAAATGTATTCCATAATACAGACGTTCAACTGGGAAGAAATCAAACCAGTCATTCTTAAACTGAAATACTTCTACTTTCTAAAAACGTCTTACTGGCACATAATATCCAACGAAGTGAAAAGGCGGGCCAATTGGAAATGTGTTTGTGGATGTCGGGAAAATCTTCAAGTTCACCACACCGAAGAAGGTGACGAACACCACGGAGAAGAACACACACTTCTTGTGAATGGGGTTCGTGGATTAGTATGTTTGTGTAATAAATGTCACAGCGGCACACACAACGTATCAGCTAAGGAATCTGAAAAAAAGAGACAACGTAACCAAAGGAAAGAACAACTCCTTGTGCAACTCCCCTTTTATCCGAAACGAGTAAATGAGACGAGTATCAGCGGTTCATCCATTAGTTTGACGAGAAAGTTGTTGGAAGAAATGGAACATGATAAGCTGGTTATCCTTGACAAAGACGTTTACCGTGGCTGGTTGGTTCATCGGTGTACATAAGAAACGCCCTCACAGAATCGGTCTGCGAAGGCGTTTCCTTTTAAGAAACGGTGGTGGTAGTCAAAAACAATGAACATTGTTATATCCGACCACCATCTCCCATTTGCATAACCAATTCAGTTGGTTTCCCAACTTAGTATAAATATTCAATTTTTTACAGAAAACACCATTTAACTTTTTTTAGTTGTTGGATAATTTTGGGATATTTATAGGTAAGTCAATCAATGAACCAGACGAAAGAACAAGAATATGCCAATTCAAGAAGGCGGGCGCTTTACGCCCAATAATCGTATCGTAAGTCCGGGTGTATTCACTCGTGAAAACGACCTGTCAGGTGTTGCCGCTGGTGTGAGCGACATTGGCGGTGTCGTGGTAGCTCCGTTCGCAAAAGGCCCAGCCTTTAAGCCACTTAGCTTCACTGACATTAACGAACTCCAAAATCAATTCGGCGTCCCAGATGGCGTCTATTACGGCCCATATACCGCTGGTGAATACTTGCGTGAACGTGGGTTGGTAACGGTTTGCCGTGTCGGTGGTTTGACCGGCTACCAACAGGAATATCCAATCGCCATTTGGGCAACCAGTGGTAGTTGGAATCGAAGCAATTCAGCAGGTGCCTTGAATAGCGGTAGTTCCTACGTGACGTTTTCTGGTTCTTTGGTAACTGGGTATTCGGCGGGTGTAACTATAAATACAGTATATTCGCAGTCACAAGGTTCTGGTTCAACCGGTTTTGCTACGGCATCATTTACTTCAAGTTATCTTACTTTCACATCATCATCCTTCGTTGTTACTTTTAACAGCCTTGCTGCTGATGACGCTCTCCTAAGCATAACATCCCAAAGTGGTAGTGTTCTTTATGCTGGAGCAACGGTTTCGCTCGGAAATTCTTCCCTTATCACAGGACCTACACAACAGACGATAACGATTTATTCTCAAAGTGCGGGTGTTCCAACAGTAGTAAGTGCTAGCTATTATTCTGGAACTTCGTCCTATTACATCGGTGGTTTGTCAAGTTCATTTGTATCAAGTTCGATTGTCGAGGCGACCTTTAGTGCTTCGCTCGGCACAATCCAGAATTTGACCTTTGAAACTGGCCTTGGTGACGATGAAACGTTGTCTCTAATTAGTGCATCGTTCTACGCAACTACGGGTTCCTGTGGAACTCCAACCATCCAACTCAAGGGTGTGTTGTCTGGTGCATTCGGCGTATATGATGGAACGTTCACTTCGGCTGGACCTGTAACATATGACCCATGCACAAACACTTGGACATCTGGTTCTAGTGACGTTCGTTTATTGGCCGTTTTGGCTGACACTCAATATGCTGGTATCAGTGACTTGCAAGCTCCGGGATTCTATGGTTCAACTATGGCTACAGCAAGTTCTATCAACGGAACATCGGATATTCCACTTGAATACAATTTGACGTTGAAAAACACAAACAGCACAACTCCATACGGAGTTTATCAGTTCTCATTGGATGCTGGAAGCACCAAATACATCACGAATGTTTTTGGAAGCAACCCGCGTGCTGGTAACCCTGCTACACAGGTTACGGGTCAAAAGATTGAAGCTGCATATCTTTATAAGAAATTCGAAAACGCTATTGCAGAAATTGTAGCGGATAAGACGCATTGGCAAATCAGTGGCGTTCCACTTCCAAGCGGTTCGTTTGCTGGTGAACCAATGAACTTCACGGATGATTATTCTCGTGATTTGACCAACGGTGATAGTGGATTCTCCATTACCAATGCTATTACCCCTTGGGTTCTTTCTCAGAAGATTGCTCCTTGGCAGAGTGGTTCAGCGGCAACACGATATAATTTGTTCCGTGTTCACACGTTGGCCGATGGTACTAACACCAACACCGATTACAAGATTGAAATTTCCAGCGTTAAGTTGGCAGGCACAGTCGCGGGAAGTGATTGGGGTTCATTCACATTGACCCTTCGTAAATACAGTGATACGGATAAGCGTCCAGTCATTATGGAATCTTTCCAAAACTGTAACCTTGACCCAGATTCTTCGAACTTTGTTGCTCGTAGAATTGGTGACAAATACGGCTACTTCAACTACGTTGGTAAGTTGATTGAATTCGGTAACTTTACCAATAACAGTAAGCACATTCGTATCGAAATGAACGATGGAACTTATCCAATAACTGCTGTTCCATATGGCTTTGAAGCGTATGCTACACCAATCAATAGTGCGATTGGTCGTTGGACACCAACGATGAAATACACCAAGGCATCAGTCTATGGATTGAATCCGGGCAAGTATCCATCTGGTATATCATTTGATGACGCTCCAACAGGCGCCGATTCAGAATTGCTCAGTTTGTATCCTGTTACCGCAACCGGAATCGGTGCGGCTGACGATAACAAAGAATACTTCGCTCCGTTACCAGTATTTGGAGCATATTCAAGTATTGGTCGAAACATCGTGTTCGCTTTGGATGATGATTATGAACTTTACGGAGTAGGAACAGGTTCTTTCCTAAGCGGTGATAACATCGTTCCAGCGGTGTATGACGCTGTAAATGAACCGACCTACATCAAGATGCGTAAGTTTGTCTTCGGCTTCCAGAACGGCTTTGATGGTCAAAGTCCTGCGATTCCAATCAATGTCGGTGGTGACATCTTGCCGGGTAATACCCAAGGGTTCGATTGCACAACGGTATCGTCTGCTGGTTCAATCGCTTACAATCAGTCTATTACGGCTCTCGGCAACTCTGACGAGTTTGATATTAACCTGATTGTAGTACCGGGCATCCTTCACCAACATCACCCATATGTTACCAACTTGGTTGTTGACATGTGTGAAGCTCGTGGTGATTGCTTCTTCGTTATGGATATGTATTCCGATGACGGTAATCCAACATCAGGCCAAATCGATGAAGTTGTAGCTTATGCTGCTGAATATGATACAAACTACGCAGCTACCTACTATCCTTGGATTAAGATTCTTGACACGAATAACAACAAGATTGTCACCGTTCCGCCATCTGTCGTGATGCCATCCGTTTACGCGGCTAATGACCGAGTGGCCGCTGAATGGTTCGCTCCAGCCGGTTTGAACCGTGGCGGTATTCCAATCGCCACACAAGTCACCGACAGAACGACTCACGAAGAGCGTGATACTCTGTATGAAGGTAAAGTCAATCCAATTGCAGCGTTTCCGGGTTCGGGAGTTGTGGTTTGGGGTCAGAAGACTCTCCAAAATCAATCCTCAGCTCTTGACCGTGTAAACGTTCGTCGTCTGTTGATTAACATCAAGAAGTTCTTCGCTTCAACCTCGAAGTTCTTGGTGTTCGAACAGAATGTAGCGTCAACACGTAACAAGTTCCTGAGCATCGTCAATCCGTATTTGGAATCTGTTCAACAGAGATCCGGCCTTTACGCCTTCTTTGTGAAGATGGATGAAAGTAACAACACACCAGATATCGTTGACCGTAACATCCTGTATGGCCAGATTTACTTGAAGCCAACGAAGACGGCTGAATTCATTGTGTTAGACTTTAATATTCTCCCGACTGGGGCTGCTTTTGCGAATGCGTAATATATTGTAAATTAGTAACTTACAATTCAAAAAGAAAACCGGAAATTCCGGTTTTCTTTTATATGTATAGGACAACAATATTTAATCAACAGGAGATTATGAATACAGATATTACATCACATGGCAATCCAACACAAATTAAAAAGTTGTGTGAGTGGACAGGAAAGGAATTTTGGGTTGATTGGAAACATAGACATCAACGATTCATAGATAAAAATGCCATGTATGAATGGAGAAAATCGCAAAATCATGAAATTGTTAAATGTCCTACATGTGGAAAGTCATTTGAACGTTACAAAAATATTTTATGGCCATCAACAGGAAAACCAACTCAATACTGTTCAAATAAATGTAGTCAATTATCAAATGTGGTCCGAGAAAAAAAGAGAATGTGGACGGTTAAAAATCAACCAATGAATAATCCATTATCAGTTAAAAAAATTTCTGAAACCAAACAAAAAAGATATGGCGACCCAAATTACAATAACATGGAAAAAAACAAACAAACGTGTATGACTAGATATGGCGTTCCATATTCTGTGTATTTACCGCAATGTATGTCTAATGGTATTCGTATATCTAAATTCCAAAGACGTGTCTATGATGATGTTATTAAAATTTACATGGATGCCAAATTAGAGGTCTATCTTAGCGATGTCCAAAAATCTGTTGATATATTTATACCTACCGAAAATAAAGTTATCGAATGTCAAGGAGACTATTGGCACTGTAACCCTTCTTCTTTCAAACCTAATTACTATAACAATATGATACATCTTACTGCCCAACAGATATGGAATAGAGACGCCGAAAAGAAACGGTTGTTGGAATCCGCTGGCTATAAGGTAGAAGTAATTTGGGAAAACACAAACAAACACTTCAAACATTCAACAAAGTAATTCATATTTATTTGTATGGTAAAGTTGGCAAAATTGCTATGTGAAGGCTTAAAACTCAATCCGTTGACATCGTTTCAACAATTGAGGAACGCTAAGACGATTACGTGTTACCATGCGTCCGAGAACCCCAACTTTGAACCCTATGACTATCCTCTACACGTTGGTTCAATCCAACAGTCATTGGATATTGTCAAACACATGACTCCGCAGGTCGGGCAACACAGTAAATTTTACTTGTATGAGTTGGAAGTCAGTCTTGGTGACGTGGCCAATTTCTTGTTTGATGAAGACCCAATCGAGTCGGGTGAAGTTGAACCGAATCTAGCCCGACACAACTCCTATGTTTATACCAATCGGATTGAACATGCAACCGGATTACGGCAGGGTCATAATATTTCAGTGGTCATTATGAATCCAAAAGAACAGATTGTTTCAAAGGAACTCGTCAAGGTCATC